TAAAAAATCTATATAGATTTAGTACGCGGCTGAGATCAATCCAGGGTAATCTAGAGAGCCTCTTGTGTTTCCGCTATCGGCAGCAAGCTCGGCAGAGTCAAGCTGAACAGGAACCTGTCTGGAGCCTCCAGCGCCCTGGCTTAGTGATACCGCTTCGCCGCCTCTTATTGTTGATACATATTCGCATTTAACGTTTGCTGTCTGAGCAATAACGTAATCTTGTGCAGTAAATGTAGTTGAAAGTGACTCAAACCAGCAATTGTGATAAGTTTCTATAATTGCATTATCCCCTGTTCCAGTTGTCTGATCTATTACCACAATATCAAAAGGAATTCTTTGTGACTGTAGGTTTCTAAATCCTCTAGAAAAAGCTTCTGGAAGAGAAATGCCGTCAAAATAAATTCTATTTATATTTAAACTAACTTTGTTTGCAGAGCTTGGAACAAGCTCAATTATACCGTCAGTTCCGACTTCAGTAATATCTTTTATACCTCTGTTTTGAGTTATGCCGAAAGACTGTATTGCGCCAACTGGCTCGTTATTAACCATGACGATTATCTGAGTAGAAAGAGAAGTTCTGGTTGTTGAGTCTAAGGTTGACCCTGACTTTGGATATGCTGGCATTTATAAATCCTTAAATATAAGTATCTTCTACTTTAAATAGAAAATTAATAGATTTTTCTATAACCGTATTTATTTTACAAATACCAAATGCTATGGGGCAGGAACCCCATAGCAATATCTTTAAATAATATTTTTCATATTTATTTAAAGTATTTATTATATACCAACCTCTATATCTATAAAGACGTAGTTCAAAGGATATGATGGAGTAAATCTTAGGAAGACGTTCCACTGCCTTGGATCAACCTTGTCTCTTTCAACTCTTACGTTCTGGAATCCAGTGATCAAACCCTGGCTTACTAATGCTGACAATACAGTTCTTACTCTTGCATTCATAAGTCCTTGTGTATTTTGGTCCTCCACTGTTCCAACGAATCCTAGCAAGCTTGTTCTAAGGACAGACTTGACTCTGTCTCTTATAAACATGATTGAAATTTCTTCGTCCTCAACGAATCCTGATCCGCTGCATGTTCTTCCTGCCAGAATTCTTCCTCCACCAGTTACAGGCTGAACTACTGTTGCGCCGACTGCACCAAGCTCATTAAGTGACAATGTTTTAAATTGTCTATCTCTTGTTATGGTGAATCCTGATAGCTCCTTAAATGTAAGTGGTATTGCGACATTCTGTGTTGCAGATGTAAGGCCCGCCGCTGCCGCTGCCATATAGAATCCGTGAACAAATTGATTTGATCCGTTTACCTGAGTAACGATTCTATCTGGATAGAAGTAAACCGCTCTGTTTGAAGTGTAGTTATCTGAAAGCTTATAATTGCTTAAATCTTCAGTATTTCCATTCAAAACTTCTTCTACGTCATCACCTTGGACACCCTCTAGAACACCAATATCTTCTATAGCAATCTCCTCTCTTCCTACAAGAGCGTTTACAGTTATTCCTTCCTGCGCTCCGAAGAAGCAAAGCCTTTCTTTTCTGTTTGCTATAGTGCTCATAGCTTCACAGTGTCTTACTGATGCTCTAAATATTGATGATATGGTTTGTGTTGGGAGAGGAACTAAGATTTGGAATTCAACGGCCTCAAGAGCTTCTAGTGCTTCAAACCAATTTACATCAAAGAATGAAGCGTCTCTTTCATCTATGTACGAAACCCTTATTCCGTCGCCTTTTCTTATTGTTCCGCTTGATATTAAGTCTTTGTTAAGCAGTATCTTTGTAGATACATTTGTTGTATCCGCTGTATCTTTTATAAAGAAAACTGCATTAGATGAGTTGCTATAAATTGCATCATTGTCGTCATTATTTGCAACTACATAAACTGTGTTGTTGTTTATAACTTCTTCAATAACAAGCTCAACTGTTGGTTCGGTAACGATTCCGAATAGTTGTTCGGATACATCGCTTGCGGTAGAATAAGTAGTTCCGGCAGAATCCTCTAGAGACTGAATAACAATTATTCTTCCCTTGTCTTCTGATGAGAAATCAACATCAAATGATGTGAAATATCCGCTAGATTTATCTAGCGATCCAGATGTACCCTGAGCAGTTATTCTTGTTGATGTATTTACAACGGTATATGAGTAAGAATAATCAGAGCTTGTTACAAAGGTATTTTGTCCAACTTCATTATCAAATTGTGAATTGTAAAAAGGAACTTTATTTGGGAAGATCTGAGTTTCTTTTCCAGCTCTTCTTATAAAGAAGTTTACGCTTGTATTTGCATCAGGTCTGCCTGCAATTAAACCCGATCTTGGTGAAGGTATAAGCAGAGTTAGATCATCTAATTCACAATCGCCAGCAACTCCATTACAGGCTGGGAATCCGCTTGTAGTAGATGTTTTTTGTTCAAAGAGAGTTATAGAGGTTCTTCTTGGTATTGAAGGCTTACACTGTATAGCAAATACTCCTGGTGCGCCATTCTGGAAAGCAAGCTGAGCACCTAGAGCAAGTGTATTTGTTGTGCTTGGGCTTCCGTGCTTCTCATAAAGATCTCTTGCGCTTGTAAAAAACTCTGGATCATTTAGATTCTGTTCAGCTATGTAGCTTACTTCAAGTCTATCTCCAGCCTTAAGAACCCTTGATTTTACATCAATAAAGAATTTGTCACCAACTTCAAATGGTGTTGTTCCTGGCGCAATACCCATTAATATTACGGAGTTTGTTTCCAACAGAGCAAATGTTAGTGCTATTTCTGCTATACCTTCTGCCGGAACCGCTGATGCTGATAGCTCCGGAAAGGAGGTGGAAGGATCCTCAAATCTTGATACCCTAACTCTTCTTGTTGAGGTTACGGCTGTAATTACATATCTTCCGACCGATTCTCCTGAACATATGAGAAGAATTTTGCCAACGTCTCTTGTTGTAAATGATCCGTCTCCATCATCATATAATGCGGAATAATCCTGAATAAATAGGTTTGTTGCCCTTATTTTCCATGCAACACCACCTGGGGTAACTTCCGAAGGAAGAGTATCGCTCTGTACAGTTACTGTTGTTGTGTTGGTTCCGCTATCATAATCTATTTTTGATATTCTTGCAAAATATTCGGAATAACCATCCTCAAGACAGAAGAAGTCACCGACTAAAGCCTGACCCTCTCCGGAAAGATTTCCTGTAAAAGAAAATTCAGTTGTTGTCTCTGTTGTTAAGTCACCGGAAATTACTTCTGGTGAGGCTAGACCAAAATCCAGATCATTCTGAGCAACTATAAATCCATCAGAAACTGGATTTAGACTTCCCGATACTGCTCCGTTATTTCCTTCGAAATAAGTATCGTGAAATAGTGCTGGCTGGCCGCTTGAGTCTTTTATCTGGCCTGATATCTGACCTGATAGAGTGAATGTAGATAATCCTGGAACTGGACTTCCTGACGAATCTCTTATAACCGAGATACATCTTGCTGTCCATCTCTCCTGAGGAGCGTTTGGATCTATAACAGATATCAGCTTAAAGTCTCCGCATTCTCCGTCTGCAATTACTCCATTTCCAACGTTATTTGATGATGCTGAATAGTTTTTACCATCCTGATCACCTATACTTGCGCCCTGAAGTTCCAAACATCCGGTATTTGGATCAAGCCTAAAGTCATATCTACCGTCAAAGCTAGACTCGCTTATTTCTGATTCTAAACCAAACATAGATGAGCCGTTTAGGAGAACCTGAGTTCTTCCAGATACGAGAGGATATGATCCTATTGAAAAATATCTTCCATCGCCAGAGCCGGTTGGACTGCAAGAAGAACTTCCATCTTGTCCGCCGCCCGCAGCGGAATCAACTAAAACTTTGCTTGATAAACCCTCACCCATGATACAGGCTAATCTTAGCCCACCAGGAATAGAGACTGCTCTGGATACAACCGCGTCCCTGGCGAATGTGCCTGGCTGAGTGAATCCATTTATACCTGGGATGTTTGCCATATCGATCCTCCGAAATTAAAAAAATTTAACACTTGACTTATATTATTAATAGTAGTAGTAATAGGTATTATATTTTAGTTATATTCAACAAATCATCGTATCTTAATATTGTTGAATTTGCCTCATTACCTTCATATGGAGAAGAAGTTAGGTTTGAATCCATTGAAAATACAATTTTTTCTATTGTATTTTCAATTGGTATCTCAACTCTCCACTCTGATAATGTTTTTATATTTAAACTTTGAGAATAAACATAATCGTTTGCATATTGCTCTGCGCTTTCTCCGCCGATGCTTAAGCTCGATATGAAAAGCCCTGATGCCCTAAGGTCATTCCATAAAACATACTGCAAAGCAATTGAAACTATCTCAACTATTTCCTGCAGCTCTGTATAACTTTCCGAAAAAACTTGAACGTCAAAGCCGAGATCCCAGCGACCCTGGTACACTTTATGTGTAGGTATGCTTATTGGTCTTCTTCCGCCTAAAGAATCTTCAATAAAGTCTTTTCTATATTTAAAAACTCCATCTTGGTTAAATGAGTTTGGCTTGTATGATCCGCCACCATGTTTTATAACAATTGCTGGATAAAACTTTACATCATGTCTGTAAATATCAGATATTAGAATCTTTGTATAATCTTCGGCATCAAGTGCTTTTCCGGTTAAGTCTAAGGTTAGTGGGAACCCATATTCATCTGAGCGATATGTGTATATAGAATCTTTTCTAAATAGGTCCCTTAGAGACTGAATTAATAAATTTTTCGGATGAACTACCGCTACCTGTTGTATTATATTGTTTTCTGAGAAAAAATCAGAAAAAACTCTGTGATCACCATTTGATCCAGTTCCAGGTAGCGCTTGTTCATTTATTGGCATTCTTTTCTCGTTCTCTCAGGTGGATTGGTTTATAACTAAACTTTTCTATCATAAGAGATTGTTCGCAAAAGTTCTTTACTTCTGTCATAATCATGTCTAATGATAATTTATCTGAAAAATCTTCATCTTTCAATGAGATTGTTTTTTTAAACATAAGCTCAATTTTTGTACTTGAATTGCTGTTCTTTGTATCATCGGAAGCAACTACTTCAAGTGATGAGAAGTCATCTATCATAGATACCTTTTTATCTATTTTATTATTAATAAAATTAGCAATACTATCGTTCATATCATAGATTATTTTTGTTCTATTTTTCTTAGGTTGAAATAATTTCACTGTAATCATTATTTTATCTCAAGCTCCTTAGTTTCTTCTTTTAGTTCAAAGGTTCTATTTAGTGCTTTAAAGTTGCCGACAATTATTTCGCAATTAAATTTTCCAGCAGGAAGCCTGCACTCCCAAAAGCCGTCCTTATCTGATGTCAGATCTTTTACAAGATCATTCATGTTATCAAATATTTTTATTCTTGCTCCAGAGACTGGCTTCATTGAAGTTGATTTTATATATCCAAAAACTTTTTTTGATCCAATTAAAAATTTAGGCTGAATGGACTCGGCTCTATTTTCTTGAATAGACTTCCTATCATGCGTTATAGGCATTTTGTCAGGTGCCTCCGCTCTAGGCATAATAATTTCTTTTTTAGCAACTCCTATATTTTCTTGATTTAAAGTTTCTTTTTGAGGAACATCTTGTGTGTTGGTTTTTAGGTTTTTTATTTTATTGTTAAGAAGTTTAACATTATTATCTATAACATCAATTTTTGATTCTAATTTTTTAAGAATAGCTGGAAGAGAATATATTATGTCTAAAGCTGACTTATCTTCTTCTGTCATTAAGAATTCCTTTTAATCATCATTAAGTGCATTATTCACTTCTCTTAGGTTTATCATATTCACACTTGAATATGAATTATATATTAGCTTTCCGGTAATAGGATCTGTTGGCGGACCAGAAATAAGGTTGTCAGCTATATTTGCCGAGCATATAATGTTTTTTATTGTTACATAAGAGGTATCTTCTGTTATAACTTTTATAACACCTACCCCGTTACCCATTTTATTGAAGTAACATCCACTTACAATTACATTTCCAAATGATTTTCTATTAGGAATAGAAAGTGTCTCGTCCGTTGACGACATCACTATAAACCATTCAAATACAAAAGGCGCTACATCAAGCTCTATTTGAGGCCCATAGCACTGAATTCCTTCAAATCTAAAGATTGGTGGATTTTCAAAAAATCCACTTAAATTTCCTATATTTTGAGATATAAAAAACACTGAAGAGGCTCCAGAAAATGAAGAATTTTCTTCAAAAACAAAATCTTTAAATAAGCAACCTCTAACTATATCTGGTGACCTGCTATTAGAGTCTGCTCCTATTAAAAATAGGCATTTTAAAGGGTTGGTATTTAATATATAAAGGGGATTATATTCCTCACCATTTAGCAAACCTCCTGCCCTCTTTAACACTGTTCCCGGTCCAGAACCAACAATATTTATATCTGTATCAACTAAGATAGTCTTGCTTATCTCGTAAACGCCCTCCCTGATGCGTATAGTTGGGCCTCCGGAGGATCTTACTCCGTTCGTCATATAAATTTTCTTATAAAAGGAAGCGTATCTTACCGCGGATTCGATATCTGTAAAGTGGCCTTCGGACTGATCTGTCGCCACAATTATTTCTTTCGAAAATTTATAGTCTATTCTATCTATAAAAAATCTTAGATCAAAAAATTTCTGATCTTCGTCAAGCACAGTTGGAAGTGCAGAGCCATTAATCCTTATAAACCCGATCATCGCGTAGCTTATGCCAGATGTTGATGTTGGTGACTCACCCAAAGAACCTGGGCTTAAAAAGTTTATACATCCTTTGTCTGATATACCAACATAGAAGTCTTCTGATGTATATCTTTTTATGCCGGATTTATAATCTATAGAAAACCTAACTCCGTTTACAATTGCGACGCCGGAAGATACATCAAATGTAACAAAATCACCGGCCTCAGCATCTGATCCGGTTGTTACATTGGATATTAAGCATCCAGATATTATTCCTGTTCCTCTTAGATCATGTCTTGGCTGTTCTATATATTTTTCTATAAATTTTGGAGATATTTGCTTGCTATCTATTGTTCCAAACACTCTTTTATCTATAATATTTGGTATACCTGGAGAGCCATAAAATCCGAATATTCTACCTAGTGTTGGTCCAAATATAAATCTTGATATATGATATATATCCTGCGAAGGCTCAGAAAGGCCGTTCACTGTACATGTTAATATGGATGATGGGGTGCTATCATACTCAACTCTTACAATTATATAACCGTCGTTTGTAGGAGATCTTAACTTATACTCACCGCTAGAGAATATATTTGTTACCTCTCCATTTATAGATGGAGAGCCTGAGGTTATAAACGCCTCTCCTAATGTATTTATAGTTATTGTTACATCATCATTTTTTATGTATCCAGAAGATATATCTATAACTGTTGCAAAAAATCCTGAGGACTGCATGTGCCCGGATATTTCAGCTCTTTTATTATAAAGTAATCGACCATACTTATCTGTCATAGCATCAATAAGCATATATCCGCTTCCGCCAGAAACTATCTCAAAATTAAGGTCGCTTACTTTAATTGTATTTTTCAATATAAAAACTATTGAGTTTTCTGTCAAACCCCCTGAAAATGATATAGATAATCCTTCTATCTCTATCTGGCTTTCGCTAACATTGGAAATTCTTGCAACATAAGCGTCCGTTGGTATTTCTGGATCAGAAATATATATCATATCACCTATATTTATTCCATAAGAATAAAATGATGATCCCGTTAAAAATATTTTGTTTGAGCCTGATTCAAAAGAAATATTTTCAGATGTAAATAAAAATATATCGTAAAAGTTTTTTTGCAGAACGCCATTTATATGAAGCGGATTTCCCATCTTGCCGTAAAAAATATTTCCAATTATGCTTGAAAATCCTAGCATCGATGTTGCATCAGACCCTATAGTATCTCCTTGCTCTATCCTGAGAGATCTTCTCTTGTTATCTGTAGCAAGGTCTGGTATAAGGTGAGTTATAGCTAATTCGTAGCATGATGCTATTTTTATCTTATAAGCTAAAGCTGGAAAGTTCTGATCAAGAAAAGCTTCATTTATTTTTGATATTATAGTATCTATATTTTGATCATTTGGATCCGACAAGCCATCATATATATCTATGGATATATCCAGCGATTCGTCGCTAATTATTCTAAAGTATCTTGGTAAGGATACGCTTCCACCATCATAAGTTACATTTGTTGCATCTAGGCCGCTAGATATTATTGTTGCGGCATTTGGATGCGCTATAACCAGCTCCGGGGTATTTGTATATAGCGGCCTTTCTCTTACAGCGGAGTTTAATCCGTTTTTATTGCTATAGTCATATGCATTTTTATAAACAGATACAGTTGTAGCGCCGCTTGCAGTTGTTTTGATTGAGGAAAATATATCTATCGAAGTTACTTTGCCTGTTCCATCAAGTGCAACAGATTTTATATAATGTTCTCCGTCATCGGAGGTAAACACTTGGTTTGATATAACCAATATATCAAATTCACTTATTGCAGACTCTGGGGTGGTTGGTTCGCTCAAATATATAGTTGAGTATGATGCTGACGATGGTGAGAAGCTTACTCCAGATGGTTGCAATAAAATATCGTTCCTAGAAAGGCCTTCGTAAGAATTTGATTTTTTACCAAAGTTTACCATACCATTTGAATTGAGATAAGAGAAAGAATCTATTATTGCATCTGCGTTAACGGCAGCTATATCTTCGACTGCTTCCTGAAGATTTTGTGCCTCTGTTAAGGTTGAAATTCTTCTGTTATCAAAATATATCTGACTAGACTTATGTGAATTATTAAGCTCTGTTGCAAAAGCAGAAAGATTTATATGGCTTGAGTAAAGCAGCTCTAATATAGATTGAAGGTCGTCGCCTTGTATCGAGCTTGTTGCTGTCTCGGAAGATAAATTTTCTGCAGTTTCAACATATATTGACGTTGCTTTATGCCTATTTCTTGCGATTGGTGAAAGATGCAAGTTTAGTATAGATGATATTTCGTCTATCTTTAAAGCAATTCCGTTTATCAGTGATGCTACCTGAGAAACTTCGGATTGAAGAACCGAAGTTGGTATATTTAGTTTTAGTTTAGACTCATCTATAGCGCCGTTATCAGCGATATTGTCATTTGTTATTTGTCCAAATATTACGTTCGCTCTTTCAAGGGCTTCTCTTAACAGGTTGCCAGACCCATCAAGAGAACCTGAAATTCTTCCGCCTACCGTTCCACCAACAACGCCCTGTGGATTTATACCCAAAACTTTTTCGATTTGTATGATTGCAGAGCGCATAGAATTAAATATTTCAGAAGAAATTTCTGTGACGCCATCGCGAACAACCGGAAGCTCTGACGATGTATCTATCTGGTTTGGAAATTTTGTTTTCATTTATTTTAACCCAATTAGCTCAAATAATTTTTTTGATTTAAATTTTAAAACGGCCCTGGTAAGATGTATGTCACTAGTATATAAGTTTTCTATTTCTAACAAATAGCTCCACTCGCTTGTATCTACCAACAAATCAAGGTCCCAAGAAATTTTCTTGTTTTCTATCTCCCCTCCCCCTAGTATTTGTAGCGGTCCACTCGACGATCCAACTAGCACGGGAGCATCATATGCTCCAAATTCTCTATGTGATATTTTATATATAGCCATTTCCAAATAATCTGATCCATCTACTATGATGCTTGGGTTTGCAGGATAAATATTTATTGTCGAAAGTCTTTGTCCATCAGAAAATGGCAATATAAATCTAATTTTATTTCTTTTTAATGGCGAAGTTGCACGATGAATTCTAACCACTGGGTAGTACCTAGCTCTAAGGTTATAATTTGTAGAAAAAATTTGAACCATTTCCGTTACATCATCGTAATCTTCTGCAGTGGCATCAGCATTGCTTAAGTCCATAAAAGGACTTCTTGCTGCATATTTTAGTTTATTTTTTAGATAAATATAATCAGGAATGTCTTGTCGAAATGCAAGCTCTGAGAGAAGTTCTGCGTGAAGCAATGAGTTGATTAGCTCTTTATAAATCCAAATTTCTTTGGTCATCGTCTTGTCGGTTTTAAATATTATCTCATCGCCAACTGTCAGATCCTCATAAACTTCAAGACTTCCTCCGACAACAAGGTTGTTTGACGTTCTATCATAATCTCTGTCCGCGGAAGCATTTCCTCTATAATAATTTATATTGTTAAAAAATGTAATTTTTTTAGATGGATCATATTGATCAAGATCTTCATATACTAAGTTTGAAATAGAAAAATATTCATTCAAAAATGTATTATTTGAGGCAGCTACATTTATCCATCTAGTTGATGGAGTGAATGTAATTTTCCATTTAATTAAACAATTAT